GCAACATGGAGTGTGGACCTCGTGCATTGGGCAATCGTTCTATTCTATGTGATGCTTCGAATCTACACGCAAAAGATATTCTGAACGCAAAGGTCAAGTTCAGAGAATGGTTTAGACCATTCGCTCCTGTGTGCAAGAAAGAAGATGCACACAAGTATTTCTACTCACCGTCTTTCGATAACATGGAGATGATGCAGTTCATTGCAGACGTAAAGCCAGAGTATCGAAAAGAATTTCCTGCAATTACACACATTGATAATACAGCCAGACTACAAGTAGTCACACCTGAATTCAACGAGCCGCTATATAATATCTTAGATGCGTTCGATGGAGTTTTGATTAACACGTCATTCAATGTTCAAGGTAAGCCTATACTAAATAGTATGAAAGAGGCGATGAACGTACTTGACAACACAGGACTCGATCACGTGGTTGTTGAATATGAAGGTGACTACTGGCTGTTTTAATGTGGCATTATAAAAATTTACACTACGATCCAAGTGAAGACGAACTACAAGATTACGTAGGTTTCGTTTATCGCATCACTGAACTTGATACTGGTAAGAAGTATATTGGTAAAAAGTTTTTTTGGGCAACGAGAAAGTTGCCACCCTTAAAAGGTCAGAAACGAAAGCGTACTAAACGTACGATTTCAGACTGGCAAGATTACTTCGGCAGTTCCGAAGAACTCAAGCAACTTGTAGAAAAGAAAGGTCACGATGCTTACCACCGAGAAATACTTCGGCTGTGTAAGACTAAGGGCGAATGTTCTTACTACGAAGCCAAGCTACAGTTCGAATACGATGTATTGCTTCGTGACGATTATTACAATGAGTTTATAGGTTGTAAAATTCACTCAAAACATTTGAAGAGAGACGATGGGCAATATAGCGGCGGCACACTGGGGTCATGATTCCGCAATCTGTTTTTATAAAGCCGACACTCAAACATTTCACACCGTTGAAATGGAAAAGTTGTCTGGTATTAAGCATTTTCGTGGGCATGGCAGACATCATCAAACTGTAGACTGGCTGAAAAAAGTTTTAAAAGTTGCAGAAGAAGAATTTGGTATCGAAAATGACTTCGATACTTTTATCATTGGTTCCTGCGATAAGTATCTAGATCCAGAACTTCATGAATTTAATTCTGGATTAAAAGTCAATCCTAAGCACGTCAGAGAAGTATTCAACGTTCGTGAATTCAAAGTAGCATATCGACATCATGCGGGTCATGCGTGGTGTGGAGTTGCGCAGTCTCCATGGGCGGGTAAAAAGTGTGCTGTGTTTACACACGATGCTGGTGGCGATGACGGTCATACATTCATGTGGAAACACGTTAACAATATTTGCATATCTAAACAAACCCCTCACTGGCACAACCCTCCTGACAGAGCGTATTTTGGTCGCTATTACACTGCATCATCTTGTCATGGTGTACATGATATTGCTTCTAAGACGGAACAGTCTTTAGACATTGCTGGTAAAGTAATGGGAGCGGCGGCATATGGCAGGCAATCATCGCCGTGGTATATTGTGGGGCAAAGGCTCTATAAAGAAGATCCTGATACGATTGAATGGATTAATCCCATGGCAAATTTCTTTAAAGCTTGGTACTTGCAGACACAAGAAGAATTAGAGGCAAAGGGAATTCGTGGTTACAAGAATGGTAAACAGTATCTTAATAAAATTATTGCTGAATCGCCTGAGCAATTTAATCCATATGAATTTTGGACATCACCGCTTGGTTTAACTTGGAGAGAACAGACTGATATTGCATTGGGAATTCAGCATCAACACGAAAGAGAAGTCGTAGCGTTTGTCAAAAAGCATCGAGATTTTATTCGAAAGTGTGACAACAAACTTGTCATATCTGGTGGATGCGCGTTGAATCTTCTCACAAATAAAAGAATACAAGAAGAATTAGAAATTGAAGTTTATGTTCCACCAAACGCCCATGATTGTGGGCTGCCTTTTGGATTTCTTATTCAACATTTAGCAGAGATTGGCAACGATGTGTGGAAACGTGGCGTCGATATTACATACTCTGGTCCAAAACTTCATGATAGACATGAGCTTGACAAATACAAAAAACAGTATTATCATGAAGAGATTACAATTTCTGATTTTGCAAAGCTTTTGAGAGATGATGAAATCATTGGTTTCATGCAAGGCGGTGGAGAAGTAGGAGCTAGGGCTTTAGGCAATCGATCCATTCTATGTGATCCAAAAGGCTTTGATAAGAAAGACAAAGTGAATATTGTAAAGCGGCGAGAACCTTATCGACCCTTTGCTCCAATGTGCCGTTACGAAGACGCTGAAAAATATTTTGAAGCATACAGTTACGAGAATCTTGCGTACATGAATTTTGCTGTAACGACTCGGGCAGAATATGTGGAAGAACTTGCGGCTGTCACTCACGTTGATGGCACAGCAAGATTGCAGACGGTGACACGAGACCAGAACAAATTCATACATGATTTGCTAACAGAATTTGATGGTGTTTTATTGAACACTTCTTTCAATGTTCAAGGCAAACCAATACTAAATACATTAGAAGAAGCGTTTACAGTGCTAGATAAAACAGCACTCGACGGAGTGGTGTACTTAGATGATGATGAAAAACTGTGGCTTTTCAGATCAAAAAAAGCATAAATAATTTAATAACTCAATCGATGTGGTAATCCATGCTCAAGTTTTCTAATTACATTCAACAACTCGACGAAGGCGTCAACGATCCCGCAATCTTCAAAGCAATCTTTCTTGCGGGTGGTCCTGGTTCGGGTAAGTCGTTTATCGTGGGCAAGACTGGTCTCACTTCTATGGGATACAGAGTCGTTAACTCAGACGATGCATTTGAAGCGGCTATGAAGAAAGCTGGCATGGAGATGAGTCCCGATAATATCTTTTCTGTCAAGGGTCAAGAACTTCGTGGTAAAGCAAAGCGTCTCACATCAACAAGACAAGCTGGTTACATCAAAGGTCGTCTTGGTCTTGTGATCGACGGCACTGGTAAAGATCCAGACAAGATCGCAACGCAAGCACAGAAACTTAAAGCACTTGGCTACGACACTGCAATGATCTTTGTTAATACTGATATGGACACAGCCCTTGAGCGCAATCGACAACGTGAACGATCACTGCCAGACAAAGAAGTAGAAGAGTATTGGAAAGCTGTCCAACGCAATGTGGGCAAGTTTCAACGTATGTTTGGTAAGCCAAACTTTCTTGTAGTAGACAACTCAGCGGGTAAGAACTACGAGAAAGAAACGCTACGTGCTTATCGTGACGCTACTAAATTCACTCAGAAGCCTGTGGAGAATGCCAAGGCGAAGAAGTGGATTGAAGACGAAAAAGCGAAAGCAAAAAGAACTTGACAAAACCGAAATTAACGTGTACAATAAGCTTGTGCGCGTCAGGGTAAGAATATATACTGAATAAGGTGAAACATTATGGCGATCACTTCTAAAAGATTAGAAATCTTTGAAATACTAGAAAAGTTCGAACAGGCTAAGAATAAGCAAGAGCGAGTAAAAGTATTGAGACAGAACGATATTATGCCTCTGCTAGATGTATTGAGAGGCACATTCGATGAAGCAATTCAATGGAATCTTCCAGGTGGTACGCCTCCGTACACACCTAGCTCTGAAGAGTCACCTCCTTCGACTCTTCTCAGACATCATCGCAACTTCAAATATTTCGTCAAAGGTTTGCGCGAAAGTAGCAAGCTTGGCCCTATTCGTCGCGAGCGTATGTTTATCGATATGCTCGAGGCGGTACACCCACGAGATGCAGAAATTCTCATCTCAATGATCAATAAGAAGAGCCCTGTGAAAGGATTAACTAAGACAGTCGTAAAGGAGGCATTCCCAGAGTTAATCTCAGCATGATTATGATCCAAGTAAACTAAAAAAGGAACATTGCCTATGGTAGAATCCAATCAAATTGAACGCTTGAGGAAAGACTCAAGAGAACTTGGACATTACATTCATAAATTGCAAAAAAGAGGTAAGACAGATATTGCCTATAAAATGGCTAAGAAACAATCGTTTTTAGAAGCCGCAATATCGCAAGTCGAAACTCGCTTAAGGGGGTGATCCTTATCTAAGGTGAGCCTCGGCAACGGGGCTCATCACTTTAGATTGGACTACTAGGAAAAAATATATGCCGCTGTACACAATGAAGAACACAACCACCGGAGAAGTTAAAGACATGATGATGTCTATCTCTGCGATGGAAGAAATGAGAGCCACAGGAGACTGGACACAAGTCATCGGTGCACCAAATCTCGTTACACACACAGGTAACATGATTAACAAGACTTCAGGCGATTGGAAAGATCATCTTAAAAATATCAAGAAAGCCTCTGGTACTCGTGTAAAAAATTCTATTAATGTATGATGACAAATAAACAGCGGAACGAGTCGATGCATATTCGAATCGACGATCTCATTACAATTGATCCTATCACTGATCGCCAAAAGCATGCCTTTGATGCATGGAGAGATGGCGACAACATGGCTCTAGTTGGCACAGCAGGTACAGGCAAAACATTTCTTGCCATGTATCTCGCACTAGAAGAAGTGATGGATAAAAGTTCGCCTTACGAATCAGTCAAAATTATTCGATCAGTTGTACCCACACGTGATGTTGGCTATCTGCCTGGTACGATTGAAGAAAAACTCAACGCATATACAGGACCATATCGAGCAATCGCATCTGAGTTGTTTGATGGAGATGCTGGTGCGTACGACAAGCTTGTACACAACAAATATATAAGCTTTGAGTCAACGTCATATATTCGTGGTGTGACGTTTGACAATTCTATTGTAATTGTGGATGAAATGCAGAACTTAAATTTTCATGAATTAGATTCTGTTATGACAAGGATTGGTCATTGTTCTAAAATCATTTTCTGTGGCGACTACTACCAATCTGAC